GAGCTTCAAACACCACGCGAGCATCGTTGGCATAAAGACCAACCATGCGTTCAAACGTACCAATAACTTCCTCGTAGCTCGGCTTGCCGTCTTTTCCTTCGTGACGATCGCGGGAAACGATGGAATTGATGATGGTGTCCTTGTCAACGCCATCTTCCAGCCAGTCGGCTAAGTCGTAGCCACCATTTTGCGGGAGGTTGTCCCATTCAAAGCTGTCCGGTTCTGCATAAAGCCATTGAGCACCAGGATTGTCTGCGGCTACTTCCCGCATGAGGGCAATGCCAGGCTCGTCCCGATCAGGGCATAAAACAATTCTGTAGTTCCGAAGCAATTGTGAATAGTCACCATTGCTGCGATACTGGCCGCTACCACCAAGGAAGGTAATACAAGGCAGGCCGATCTCCCACAAACGTTCGCAGCACAATTCTCCTTCAACTACGAAAATTGGCAGGCCTGTCTCTTTCGCAAGCTTAGTTGCGTCTTTATATTTATAAGGAAGAATGGTAGTCCTTATTTCATCAATAAGGCCTTTGCGCTGTGGCGTGTCACTAGGGATGCTTGGATAATGCTGGCGAATGTTCTTTTTGCCGCTCGTATCGTCGCGAATCACATTGAGAACCGTCTTCCCATCAGGGTTCTCATAGAGGAAGTTATAAACGGAAGCTTGCCGTTGCGGGCGCTCCCAACGCTCTAATGGTGCCAAGATATTCCTAATTTCAGCACGGTGTTTTGCTGATGGATCATTGAAACAGTTGTAAGCGCCATTTTCTTCGTTAATTGACAGATCGTTTCCATTGCATGCTGGGCAAATATATTTCCCTGCATGGTCGCTCTTTTCAAGCTTCTGGATGTGTTCAACGATCGAAAATGCCATGGGAGAGAGAAGGGATGCTTGAGGTTCTAGCAGGGTTTTCCGGCGTGGGAGCGTGGCTCCGATTTCTTCAGCTTCTCTTCCATCGCCTTACTTGCCACCCCCGAAATCATGGCTAGTCTGTCCCTGTTGTCCAGGAATTCTCTCGCCAACAAAAAACCGATGACAGCTAATCTCCATGCCGAGCCCAAAAAGGGACGGCATGTCAGTTTGACGGATACGGCTTATGGCCATTTGGGCAACATTGCCCATGAAGCTCGCCTTTCTGCGTCTGAAACCTTAGAGCGTCTTATCCGCTCCACGCCCATTTGGGAAGGTAGTGCCACGCTAGCTGATGGAGCATTTCAGCTAATTGAGGACTACGCCATTTCTGGAATTGACCTGCCTGAAAACGATGAAAGTTTCTGAGCTTAAAAAAGCTGCCGAGGATTTCATGCAAATTCACGGCGATGCAACGGTGAAGCTTCTTTGGGAAGAAGGTGCCCTTACTGAAGGCTTTAATTCTCAAAACTACGAGCTGCCCACGGACATTCGTGCCATTAAAGACTGGCCGCTTCCTGGCGAAAGCATGATGTTTGCCTCTACGGAAGATGCTCCAATGCATTTCGTCATGATGTATGGCGAGATTGGCATGGCGTCTGAAGCTTTAAAAACTAACAAGCGTGCATGGCAACAATTGTTAGATGACTAATCATTCCTTCATGGTTTACTCTCCTTCCACAGTGCAAGACTTTTCCCAACAACTCGCAATGGACCGCTACAACGGCGTTTTCGCCCCTCTTGAAATTAGCGCCGAAGCCTTTAAAGCTGCTTACGACACGCCTGACATTGGTCCTCACATTGAAAAGGACTATAAAGGCCTGTCCTATCTTTCTTGGCCATTTGCCTATCGCTATTTAAAGGAGCATTTCCCGACGTTCTATGTGGCCTTTGAAGAAAAAACACTAGGCGAAGTGGTGTTTGGTTCTTCCGGGGCATACTATCTTCGCCCCTATCTCACGGACGGCATCAAACGCACTGTTGCTCTCATCTTTCCTGTGATGGACAGGAAACACAATTCCATTAAAGAACTTGACGGACGTGCCATTAGCGACAATTGCCAGCGTGCAGCTGTAAAAGCAATTGCCACCTTCACTGGTCTCGGTCTGCGTCTCTATGCAGGCGAAGACATTCCTAAGGAAGATGAAAAAGCAACTGCCAAACTCCCGCTACAACAGGATGCTCCGAAGCAAACTGCGCGGGCAAGCAAGGCGCCAGCGCCAGTTAAAGCAACTGCTGAACCAGCTGGAAACGAAGGGCCTATTGCCGCCAATGATGCAGGGGCCAGTAATGAACCGTTTGATGCCAAAGCTGCATTAACTGCCGTTTGCAAGGCAAATCCGCTTGACTATCCCGATGGTCAAGCCATGGCAGCAGGCAAAAACGCCCTGGAAACCATTGGTTTGCGCTACGCCACGGAAGTAAAAAGCTGGGCGCAATTCGGCAATGTCATTGCTGCAATGATGACTCTATGGGCCAAACAGAACGAAGTGGTCATCACCAAAACGGCGATGACGGAAGAAATCGACAAAGTGCGTGGTACCAGCAATGTGGACGAAATGATCGTTGCATTGAAAGCCTTTCGCGCAAAAAAGTGATTGATCTTGCCGCTGCCAGTTTGATGCGTTCTTTTGGCGGCGTTCTTTGTCTCGATGAAGATGACTTCCCTCTCGTTTCTCATCCTCCCGGATTATTTAGCGAATGATCCACTTGGTTTGTTCCTTCTTCTTTCTTTCTCATGCGTGATTTTGGCACTGCTGATCCTTTGGCTAGCGAGCATCATCCTGCCGTAACTAACCATTGGCATCTTGGCTTTCGTGATGGCAAAACCAAGATTGATTATTCTTTTCAAGAAATCTTTGCCGATGAAATTGCAGAGCATTTCAAACAGCTGATGCTGGCGGCTGGTTTTTCTGAGCTTACAATTGCGGACGCTTTTGACAAGCTTGCTCAAGAAATTTTTGAACATCGTCATGCGAAACCATCAAGCTCTTCTGGAGAAATGTCATGACGCTTTCTGGAGTTGGCCGGAAGACGGCCTTAGCTCTTACAGGCGCATTGCTTCATTGTTTGAGGCAATTGCTAACGACCCTCTCATGGATCGTGCTTACCTTCGGCAAATCGCACGCAAATTCCTCATGCCTGACATCGCCATGTGCAATGGTGAAGACTGCCCTGTTAAAGAAAACTGTTGGCGGTATCTCGCTCCTCCTGATCATTTTCAAAGCTATTTCGCGCATCCACCAGCCACTGAAGAAGGCTGTGACTATTTCTGGGATGTAAACGAAAAATGAAAAGGACTAATCGCGATCGAGTGCTTGAATCTTCCAGTCTCAATTCTTACGGCCAGGAGATGGCGGAATTCCTCATGGCCGAGGATGGCTTGAAAATTGAACAGTTCCTTAATCTTTTGGGCGAAATGAACGAGGACATCGCCAGCTTGCGAGAAGAAACAAGGAGCATCAAAAGCTGCTTAGATGACGTACTAGATCAATTGTCCCTGTAAATGGCTTGTTACGATCTATGCCTCAACACTCTTTCAATGCCTTCTCTTCTTCACTACAAACCCAATCGCATCTCCCTGAATGGCAAGCGAAATTACGTCTGCAGCAATTTTCCCAATGTCCCAGAAGGCATTGTTTTGCCCTCTGTGACAACTATTGCGAGCGCGTGTTCGCCGCCTGGCAAGATTGCAGCCTTAATGAACTGGCGCAAGAAAGTAGGCGATGAAGAAGCAAATCGTCGCACACGCTCTGCAGTGGAACGTGGCAATTGGCTACATGGCGTATTAGAGGACTTCTGGAATGGTGAAGACATTGAAACCCACCTTGATTCCCATCCATTGTTTGTTCCCTACTTTGACGCCATTGGCGAATTTCTGGCAACAGTGGATCGTCCATTGCTCGTCGAGAGTGCCATTGCCTGGTACGATCATGCTCAAGAAATTGGCTACTCGGGCACGTTCGACATGCTCGCGATGATGGCCAATGGCAATATCGCGCTTCTTGATTGGAAAACCAGTTTTAAGCGCAAGCCAGACAGTCAGCTTGGCGACTACCGCATGCAGCTCGGCGCCTATGTGCAGGCAATTGAGCAAATCTACAACATTGAAATAAACGAAGCGCATTGCGCCATCTCCATTTACGACCCCGAAAAAGAAGACAACGCTTCTGACTTGCAAGTAGTGAGCCTTGATCAGACTGAGCTTGCTCTGCAAGCGGGAATCATGGTGCAAAAAACCCAGCAGTATTTCTTCGAGCACTACCCAAGCGGCCGCCCCTTAACAATTTCTATGGACAGGGGCGCATGACAGGCCTTTGAACTGTCACTAAACTTAATAAGCCACACCGGCACACCACATTCCTTTAGGAGCAACTAATGCCCACCGGCAATCTTCCCGCCTTCTCCGGCACTGTCGATCTGACGCCTGACATCCTCAATGCAGCCAAGAAGAATGGTCCCAATGCACAGGGGAACTATTCCTTCCGCGTGGCTCTTTGGGAAAACGGCAAGCGCGACAAAGAAACTTCGCCCCATTTCACTGGCCAAGTAACTGTCAACAAAATGGAAAATAGCCCGAAGGCTTATTCCAGCATGTGGCGCAACGGCGAAACTGTTGGCGCCAGCTCTAGCGGCAGCAGCGACGACCTTTTCTGATCCAGCGTTTCTTCTGATTTCGGCTGTTTCTAAGGGGCGCAAGCCCCTTTTCTTTTCATGCTTCTTAACGACAAAGAAATCAGCATCCTCGCTGAAAACGACATTATTTTCCCTTTCATTGGCGAAAAGCGTCGTGAATTAGACAATGGCACGAAAGCATTGTCTTACGGCCTTTCCCATGCGGGGTATGACATTCGCCTTTCTCCTGAAGGCTTTATGGTCATCAACAATACGATGCCCGTCGAGCCATTGGACGTGAAGGCATTCAATGAAACGCTGATGTATGAAGCTCCGCTCAACACTTATCGCGGCAGCTCCTATTTCATCTTGCCGCCATTTAGCTACGGGCTTGGCGTGAGTCTTGAGCGCATCTCGATGCCTGACGATATCATGGGCATCACTGATGGCAAGAGCACGTATGCACGACAAGGAACCATTCTTAACGTCTGCCCAATTGAGCCTGGCTGGTGTGGTCACCTTACTATTTCTATTGTCAATCCCTTGGCTTTTCCAGTGAAGATCTATGCCAATGAAGGCATTGTGCAAGTGATGTTCATGAAGCTTAGCTCTAGCGCGAAAACTCCATATGGCGATGGCAAATATCAAAATCAATCCAAAGTTGCCGCCACTCCAAAAGTAAGTTAAGCTGTTCGCTTCCGGCGGGCATCGGCATCGCGGGGAGTGCTACGGCTTGGCATGGGAAGGAGGGTTAAAGCCCTCCTTCTTATTATTTGCACTTATGAAAAAGCCAGCCACTGATTACTACGGTCGATATATGCTTTCCGGGAAATGGGCTGAAAAACGCCTAGGAAGGCTTGACGCTGATAATCACTGCTGTCAGACTTGCGGCAGTCGTGAAGACTTGGAGGTTCACCACAAATATGGCGGACCACCAAATTACCACTATCCCAAGCCATTGGGACAAGAGGCCCTTTCCGATTTGATCACTCTCTGCAAGCACTGCCACGAAGCCATTACAGACAGCGTTCGCCGTCGCAAACATGAGCTTCACGGAGTCCCTGCAATCTCTGATCTTCAAACCACTAAACCTTTACTGTCTTTTGACAATGGCACAACAGCAGTACACATTCAAGATCACGGGCATCGCGCCTCTGATTGTGCACAACGGCGAATTGGCCGACCCGTTCTACGCTTTTAGCCAGGAAATCAAAAAGATTTCAGGCAAGCGGAAGAAAACTGAGTCTGACCATGAGATGATGGCCAAGTTGGAATGGCGAGGCGGCCTTTACGTTAATGAAGGTCAATTGATCATTCCTTCTGATTGTTTTGAGGCATCTTTAGTTGGTGCAGCAAAACTTTCGCGTCTTGGGAAGGATGCTGCTCGTGGATTGTTTGTTGAGAATCACCTTCCTATCAAAGGTGATGGAATTCCAGAGTTTGTGGACGATGAAACACTTGACGCAATGTACGAAAGTGGGAAATTTACTTTCCGTAAAGGCGTGCGTGTTGGTACTGCAAAAGTAATGCGCACTCGTCCTATTTTTGGCCTTGGATGGTTTTCGCAGGCAACAATAGTTTTCAATGATGCTGTATTTAACAAGCAACAGATTGAAGACTTAGCCGAAGCCGCCGGATCTCAGATTGGTCTTTGTGAATGGCGCCCTCGCTTTGGCCGGTTTGCCGTGAGCGAAGGACAGTTCTCTTGACACCCAGCCATTGAAAGCTTACGATTAAGGCTCCCATGTGGGAGCCTTTCTTTTGGCCGGAGGCGGGGCGAGCCGCGGAGCGCCTAGGTGGGGCTAGGATGGGCTTTGCCGGCAAAGGTTCGGGCACGAGGAGTGCAACAGTTTTGGCCGGAGGTCCGGCTCGGGACGGTGGGCCATGGCCTGGCGCGGCCGGGCGAGGTGCGGTTTGGGCACGAGGAGTGCAAGCATGGCCAGAGGCATGGCGAGAAATGGTCAGCAGGGCCGGGGAACGCTTTGGTAAGGGCGCGAGAAGCGCGTTAACATTTGTTCATGAGCGCTCTTGAAGACAACTTCCTTAAAGCTTGGCAAATTGTTGCCCCAGACTTAAGCCTTGAGCGTGAGTATTCCGCCATTGAATCTTGGGAGTCTGACTTTCAAAAGCGCTACGCAAAGAACAAACGTTCCAAGCGCTATCGCGCAGACTTTGCGCAAACTGAAGCCAAGATCATCCTTGAAGTTCAAGGAGGCACTTGGAATCGCGGCCGACATGTTCAAGCATCTGGTTACGCCAGGGATGCTAGAAAGTTTAATCTTGCGCAATTTGCGAATTGGCAGGTCTTTCTTTTGGTTTCCGAAACAGCAACAGACTTGCTAGTGTTGCGGCAAATTGCCGAGCATGTCAGGCGGCGATTGGTGTGTTCCTTTTAACTAGCCAAACGGCCAAGGAAATCGCCTGGCTTGAGAAGATTGCTGCTGTTCTGCGAGCGTCTTAATTGCATCACTTGCTTCGCCAAGCAAAGCATCAGCAGCTTCAAGATCCGCCTGTTGCATTTGCATGGCTTGACGCAGCTCAAGATTTTCTTTAATGAGACTGGCTGTTGCGTCTTGCATGTTTGACCAGCCTTCCATTAAATGACCGGCCACTTCACGAAGCTTGTCAATATCGCTACATTCAGCAATAGCTTTCTTGTTTGCTGCTAGCGCAAAATCCCGTTCCAAGCTCCGTTCAAAAGGCCCCATGCTGACGATGTGATCACGATTGTTGTAGCTTAATGCTACTGGAATGGAAAATTGCATTGTCCTCTGATTGTTTGCTTTAGCCTAACCATGCGGCGATCAGGAAAGCAGTTTGTTTATACGGTGGACAATGGCAGGAATTCCGTAAAACTGCGTTCGGCTTCCCGTTACAGCCTCCCTAAGACGCCTCACCACCATCGCTGGAGCATTGGCCAGGAAGTGGTCTATGCGCAGCTCACAGCGGCAGGATGGATGGCCTCAGCGCTTCGTGGAACCATCGTCGCTTTCACTGCTGCCCCTCGTAAAGCAATTGTGGAATGGCATGCATCCTCTGACATTGCTCCTACAATCAGTTTGCAGCGTCTTCGCCCTGCTTATCTTGTAGATGACTTCCTCTCTTAGTTCAGCCCGTGATCCCCTCTGTGACGGTATTAGCACTGTTAGGCTCCTCGATTGGATGGGAACTTCGACTGACATCGTTTGTGATGCGCGGCAGTCTTTCGATAAAGAACGCTTGGACTGGTCTGACAAGGATCAAAAGCTTCTTAACTATTTGGTGAAGCATCAACATACCAGTCCATTTCGTGGCGTGGTCACTAAATGGTACGTAAAGGCTCCATTGTTCATTTGCCGGCAATGGTGGAAGCATGTTATCGGCGGCACATTAGCCAATGATCAACTTGGCTGGAACGAGAAAAGCTTTCGCTATTGCGAAGCTAATGACGAAACATACTACATGCCTCGTCAGTTCCGTCTGCAAAGCCCAGACAATAAACAAGCATCAGCCGGTCCTCTTGACGAAACAATGAACCACATAGCAATGCTGGAATATGCCAAAGCATTGCAAGCATCAAAACAGGCATACAATGCATTGGTTACGCTTGGCGTTAGCAAAGAGCAAGCGCGTGGTATTCTTCCCACGTCCATGTACACAAGTTTTGTCTGGACCTGTAGCTTACAAGCTCTTCTTCATTTCATCAATTTGCGGTCTCCTTCTGATGCGCAAGGTGAAATTCAGGCTTATGCTAAGGCCTTGTCTGATTTAGCTCGCCCTCTGTTTAAAGAGGCTTTCCAAGCATTTGAAGAAAATGGCCATGTCTTCTGAACAAGCAATGTTTGAACATTCTCCTGAACGTTATCACCCCGTGGAACGTCCCAAGCATTACGCCTTTGGTGGCATTGAATGTATTGAAGCAATGGAAGCTTCAATGTCTCCTGAAGCTTATCGTGGCTTCCTTAAGGGCAATGTTCAAAAATATGTTTGGCGCTACGAAACTAAGAATGGTCTTCAAGACCTTCAAAAAGCAAAATGGTATCTTGACCAGCTTATTTTCTGTCTAGAAATGGACGCTGAAAAAGAAGCTCTCGATGCCATTGAAAACAATGCGAATCAATGCGAAGGAGGGTTTTGTCCAATGCCTGGCGTGCGCTATGACAAGCCTCCCGTTGACAGTGGCGTTATGTTTCCTCCCATCAAAGATTAAGCTGCATTATAACAAAGGCCCCAAAAGGGGCCTTTTTCATGCTCAATTGTTTCATGAAACGGCAGTGCAATGCCGCGACGCTCGCACCATGCCTCTAAGTCTTTTTGGTTGGTATGAGCGCTAACAAAGCTATGGCAATACACCCACGACATTAAAGCTTCTTCTCGCTTCTCTGACCAAAACCGTTGAGGACGCCACCATTCAAGAAGAGGCAGGTTACCCTTGCCTAGATTACATTTCTGACAAGCGGGAACCATGTTGTATTTCGCAAAATGAGGCCCTCCTTTGCTTTTAGGGACAATATGATCAATCGTCATTTTCTCTCCCCATCGACCACAGTATGCACAAGCGCATTGCCCTAGTGGTCCACGAGTGAAATAGTCTTCAAAAATGCTTTTGCGAAATCTTCTTTTTGCATCTCCAGGGCGAAGTTCAATGAGAGAGTGAAGCAACTCATCGGGACCATTCGCTCTTGGCATGGCACTATTTAATTGTGATGCTCATAATCTACTCACCAAATATTGATTTTGCGAATTGGCTAATATTGTTATATTGAGGGCCAGTTTATGAAGAGCATCCAAGAAGGCTTGACAAATTTTGTCGCTACCATTACGGCCGGAATGCTCCTCTCTACTGGCGGCATGCTTATTGCCGTGGGCAACCAACAAACAAAAGTGGCCACGCAAATTGAAAATATCACGGAAAAACTCTCCACGCTTACTGAGCATATGACAGAACTAGAAGTGAGGGTGCGATCATTGGAAATTAAGCGCTAGCGTATAGCTACAAAAAATAGGAGAGCTATCATGACTGGCGCAGAATGGTTTGTTATTGGTGGTATTATTATTGCAGCCTTAGACCAAATTCTTGACCATTCTCCATGGAAAAGCAATAACGTGCTGCAGCTTATCATGGAAGGCATGAAGACTATTTTCCGCGTCAAGGACTGATTTGCGATGACAAAAGAAAGGCAATTTTGGGATGAATGTTTTCAGATTGCCCGGCGTTTAGGCGCACGTTATCCAGAACTTGTTGCTGCTCAATGCTGCCTAGAAAGTGGCTTTGGGCAGTTTCATGCTGGGAAAAATAATGTATTGGGAATCAAAGGTTCTGGCACTGCTACTACAACGCAAGAATGGTACGACGGCCAATGGGTGACCATTAAGGCTGGTTTTATTGATTTTCCTAGTCTTGCTGCTTGTATTGATTATCTTGTAACACGCTGGTACAAAGACTATCGTCATTTCAAGGGCATTAATAATATGCCTAATCGTTACGCTGCTGCGCGTGCATTAAAAAGCCAAGGATATGCCACTGACCCCGAGTATTCAATCAAACTTTCTAAGCTGATGAAAGAATATGCTCCAGAAAGCACGACAACTGCCATGATTGGTCCCAAGAAACGCCCTCAGGATTTTGGCTTTAAAGCCGGCGATCATCATTTGATTGTCAACGATGCCAATGAAACAATGAAAGCTTTTTCCTATGAAGGAGAACTTTTATGGGAGATTCCTTGTCTCGCTCGTGGGCAATATAGTGACTTTGAATGGCGCATTCAAAGTAGCGATTGTCCTCCAGGTCTGTACAAGCTAGGCACTGTTTATCGTGATTATGATCGCGTGGGAGACAAACCTGCGTTTGATCGTACCCTTATGGCATATGGCTGGTACACCTTTGACATGATTGAGCTAGAAAATCAAGAGGTTGAAAATGGACGCGCAGGAATATGCCTACATGGAGGCGGCAGCGCAAATGGATGGCCTGGCGCATGGGCTCCTAAGCAACCTCTGGTACCAACTCTCGGTTGTTGCAGGACCTTTAATATTGATCTTCGCGACAAAATTCTGCCTTTAACCAAACAAGGTACGGTTTATATTTCTGTTTTTCAAGAAGGTTAATCAAGGTGCTTCCATATTTTGCGCAAACGAATTGCGCTGATAATGGGCTGAGTTACTCCATAAATTTCTGCTAAGTCAACTTGCCTTTTATTGCTGGCGCGTATGGCTATCACATCGGCTTCGGTAAGCTTGCTGGCTGGATTTGCTGTGCCACGCAGAATTGTGCCATGCCTAATTTTATCGGCTTGATTTTCGGCTTTTGTTCCCCAAGCTAAATTGTCAAGCCTATTATTACCAGGATTGCCATCCAAATGCCTAGCTTCACAATCTTCTGGGCGAGGACCAACAAACGCTTCAAGCACTAAGTGATGAACGGGGCGCTGTTTGTCTGGATTACGCAAAAGAACTCGCTTATATTTTTTGTTTTTTCCTGACGCCGATGGTGTAAAGTAGCGAACTCCGGTTCTCCTTCGGCCGGAATTTGCTTTCACCCAGCGGTCCAAGCTACGCACCCGCCCAAAACTGCTCACTTCGTAAACCCCTTCGTAGCCAACGACGGGACGCCATTCTTCTATCATGGACATGATGCCTACTCCTTTAGGTATCCGTGGACAGGGAATTGCAGTTCCGCTGTCCTTTAATCTTAAGCGATACCAATAATATGACGAAGGAAAGTTGGGTAAATGCTCTTTGCTATGAAGCTGGATTATGGGTTGTTCAACAGTGGCCCAACCTAGCTTTTTCTCCATGGTTTAAGCTTCTCATGGCTCATTGTCGTCCTGATTGGACGGAATGGAAAACTAAAATTGTCATGGAAAAAGTGGACGCACAAGCGTCTGCATTAAAAGAACAATGGGAAAAGGAAGATCGTCAGCACAAAGCTGAAGCATTAGCAACAAAAGCTCAAGAGCTATTTCCTCAAGCCAAAATCACTACACTTCCTGATGCCGTTGTTCCTTCAGTGATGATTGAACATGCCCCGCCAGAAAACGCTAGCGATGCAGTGAAAGCGCTAGGCGGGGAATTGCGCATCACTTATTCATTGGACATTCAGTAATTGCTGAAGCACAGTCCATTTGGTTAGTTCTTTTTGATGATAACTTTTCCAGCTTTCAATGGCCTCATTTAATGCACGCTTTGCTTGTGCTGGATCGTCATCAGACAAAAGGTCTTGAAGAATATCGCACAAGCTCTCCACTTGATGGTCATACCACGAAGTGCTCATCAAAAAGAAGCAAGACGCTTCAACTTAGCACGCTCATGAAGCTACGGCAATTCAGGCAACAGCGTAGTAGGCCTTGATTGCAGCCTCCAGATCATCGTCGGTCCATTGGCCGGCAGCATCGTAAGCTTCACCTGCCCAAACAACAATCCACTCTGCAAAATACGGCGCTTCTGATTTGATCACCTCACAACGCACTGTCTTTTCTGCTGGAATATCAAGCACTTGCTTGACAATCAACGTGTCAGTATAAACAGGGGGTTGAATCGTAACCTCAGAAGTCAGGGTGA